CGCGGCCAAGAAGACCTCAAGTATTCCAAGATATACGTTGGATATAGAGGGATCGATGCCGGCGATTCATACAAAAGACAAAGAAGGAAAACCAAAAGTTGTTACAATCGACCAATATAAATCTGACATTAAAAAGTTGTTAGAATCAGATGAAATAGAAGTGCTTACAAATTCGTCAGGACTAAAAGTGTCCCAGCTTCAGGCACAGACAAACGTATCCAGTGAGGATATCGTAAAGCTGGCAAATGAAATCATGGTAGAGTGTGCATTTGCCTTTGATATTCCAAAAGCGGTCTTTATTGGAGAAATCACAGAAAAAGCAGATAGTACCAATGAATTTATTACCTATGCTGTAGGATGGATCGTAGAATTGCTGAATGATTCATTGAACGCAAAACTGGTAGGAGAAGAAGACTATCTGAAAGGCGAAATGATCTGGATTGATATGAGCAAGTATAAACATGTCGATATTATTGAGAGCGCGGCCAATTTGGATAAGTTGAGAAGCATCGGATTCAATTTTGATGAGGTACGGGAAATGGCAGGTTGGGAATCTTTGAATACGGAGTTTAGCCAGCAGAGAGTAATTACAAAGAATTATACCAATGATCTGGGAGGTGAGAAGAGTGGAAAAGAAAATGCGGACAATTAAAAACTTAGAGGGAAGGAGGTGATCCGGTGGTCTCCCAACTGTGGGTGAAACAGTAAATAACGCTTAGGAAAGGAGAAATAAGGCAAGATGCAGAAATACTATTCCCTGGAAACAGCCGGGAAAGAAGCGGATCTCTATATCTTCGGAAAGATTACGAGTTGGCCGTGGAATGAAAAAGACAAAGATGCTTATGGAATTGTCAAAGAACTTCAAGAATTAGAGGTTGAGACAGTGAATGTCCACATCAATTCTTATGGGGGAGATGTGGCAGAAGGTCTGGCAATTTATAATGTCCTGAAAAACAGTAACGCAAAAGTGCGGACCTATTGTGACGGATTTGCGTGTTCCGCAGCATCTGTTATATTTATGGCAGGGGAAGAACGAGTGATGAATGACGCTTCCCTTCTTATGATTCATAATGCGTGGACATATGGAGCGGGAAACGCGAATGATTTCAGAAAACAAGCAGATGATTTGGATAAGATTACCCAGGCGTCTGTCAATGCGTACATGAGTAGATGTACGATTACCGAAGAAGAAGTCAAGCAGCTCATGGATGACGAAACATGGTTGACAGCAAAAGAAGCCAAAGAGAAAGGATTTGCAACGGGGATCATGGATGAAAAGCCGGAAGGCGTCAGCCAGTCCGCGATGAAATGGATCCAACAGAGACTTTTATATGGATCAGAAGCGAGATTGGAAATACGGGATACTTCTGAAATCGAAAACAGGATCGCACAAAAGGTCGCTGAAAAAGTTGTGAAACAAATCAAAGAAAATAGTAAGGAACAAGGGGACAGCACTGGATTCAGTGCTTTTTTTAATTCAGGAAAAGGAGAATAAAAGAATGAAAATTGACACATTGGACAAAGAACTTCAGAAGAAAGTCGTAACCATGCTGAATGAAGCGGAAGACAAAAGTGAAGCGATTTATCAGGCGGCTGTGATGATTGCCGAAGAACAGCATAAGCATCTGATCAGCGAACTGGTAGAGGAGAACGCAAGGGCAGCGGCGGACGAAGACTACAGAAAGAAGCTGGGTCTTCGGGTATTGACAAAAGAGGAAACATCCTTTTATGAAAAATTCAAGGATATTAAACAGGCGATTACGGCAGAGCAGATCGATATCCTTCCAACATCGATTATTGACCGTACATTGGACGATATCAAAAAAAGCAGCGATATTCTGTCCATGGTACAGATGGCGCCGGCAGATGTAAAGAAATGGATCGTAGCGGAACACTCCGGAAAAGCAGTCTGGGGGAACCTGACCGATGCGGTTCAGGGCGAGCTATCCGCATCGATTAAAGGCTTGAATATTGAACAGCACAAGATGACAGCGTATATTGTCATCCCTAAAGCAATCCGGGATCTGGCGCTTCCATTTGTTGATCGGTATTTTACGGCAGTTCTGGCAGAAGCCATGCAGGATGGATTTGTGACGGGATATCTTTCCGGGGATGGAAAGACGGGACCAATCGGGATTATGAAGCAGATTGAAACATTCAAAGAAGACGGGACGGCTGACGATAAAGCGGTGATTAATACAGTGAAAAAGTTTTCTCCGAAAGGCCTAGCGGGAGTCAGAAAAACGCTGACAAATAATGGGAAGAGAACCGTTTCTGAGCTGCATCTGATCTGTAACCCGTTAGATGAAGCAGAATATGTAGATCCGGCGCTTTATGGCGAGGCATTAACAGGAGGATACCGAAATACATCTTTCATGACGATTGTAAAGCATGTGGACGCGAATTGCCCGCAGGGGAAGGGAATTTTTACCATTCCGAATGTCTATGTGATGGGAGCAACATCTTTCGAGGTAAAGGAGTATGACCAGACAAAAGCAATGGACGACGCGGATCTGGTGATTGGAAAGTGTTATGCAAACGGGCGTGCGGTAGATGATAATTGTGCGGTTGTATTTGATATCACAAAGCTGGAAGAATATAAGCTTCCAGTAACGACAGCGACAACTCCAGAACAGGGAAAATAATCAGTCCTGACATTATGACATTGTTTCCGGCAGGTCAGGACTTATTAGGTAAGAAAGCTTCTGATTTGGTAGGAGAGGATCTTTGTGTATATGAAGATGGAACCGTTGAAGGAACACTGAAAGCTGTTACCGGATACACGGGATTCTCCTCCGAAGAGGAAGAACAAAGCGGGCATTATTTCCCGTTCAAGCTTACAAAGACCGGAAAGAAAATGAGTTTAAAGAAAAATGGAGTGGCAGCAGAAGGAAAAGAAAACATGACGTTTGATCCAGAAATCATTTTGAGAGTATCCAAAGAAGATACATGGAAGATCGAAGTGGATGAATCGGAAGTGATTACTTTCAATTTTGAAAAAGCTGTTTTGGAATAAGTAGCAGGAGGGGATGACGTTGGAGCTGGAAAAACTGATTACAGAAATACGGCAGG